TTTTATTAGTTTCTTCTTCGATATATTCGAACTCGTCGGAGACGTCTGGCTTTTCAACAACCAAATTAAGCTTAAGAGACATACAATTATTTATACAATAGTAACGTAAAAGTCAAATTAATTCTTTCTCTGTTAGTATAATAAAGGTTAAACCCCTCTTTTTGCCATACTTTTTAGCTGCTTCCCACTTAGCTTGATTAATAACATAATTTTTTTGCTCGTATATAAGGTGTTGCTTTTTTCTATATTTTGTCTGCGGTGGTTTGGTTTGTTTAGATGGTTTAATCTCTACTAAGTATTTCTTAATATCATTTCCCTCTTTTATTACTACATAGTTATCAACATAATATCTATGAACTCTACCATCTAGTGGACTAGTATATGGTACAATAACATTTTCACTACCCCATTTTAGTACGTTTTTATTATTATCACAGAATCTAAAAAACTTTAACTCTAGACCTGATCTATATGTAGCTTTTAAACCTATAAACTTTTCTTTATTATTTGGTACAAACTCCCCTTGTCTCCATTTTGGTCTCTTTTTCATTACCCAACGAAGAATAAAGTAGGATCATTATCACCCATACCTGGTGATGAACCTTCTAGTAGTTTTTGCTCTAGCTCTGCTTTCTTAGTAGAACCTTCACTTAACATATCTGCATTTAGAGAGCCGCCTCCAAGTAGATTAACACTACCAAACTTACCTCTTACTCTTCCTATCGTAATCATACTTAACGCTAAAGCATATTCATACACCCACTGCTCTTTAATAATATCTCTAATAGGTCTCTCAAGATAACACGATATAACACCATAAAATCTCTCTAACTTAGGTTGCGGGTACATTGTTAAATACTGCGTACGTTCATCAAACTGTATGTCCTTCCTTATTGCTAGCATTTTCTCTCTTGTATCCATCCACTCTTTAAGTGAATACCAAGATACTAAATCAAACCCGTAGTTACCTAATGCATAACTAAAATATGTCTGTTGGGCTAATGTCTGCTCCAAAGTAAATAATGTATTAATACCGGAGGATGAACCTTGTTCAAAGTCTGTAACGGACATAACTTTCCTATAATCCATTACATCGTAATCATATACATTTTGAAAGGTAGTAGCATCAGTAGAGGTACCTTCCATAGATAGAGTTTTTCTTCTATTTTCTTTAAACGAAGAGGATAAAGAAGTATTAAACGATGTAATAGTACTATAAAGGGTCTTATCAAACAATTCAAACTGGTCTATACCATCAGTAAACGTAGAAGAAAGAGTAGTTGATGCTGCAAACGCTGAAGATAATATAGAGGAAGTAGCTGTAAATATAGACTCTGGCGTCTCACCATAAAATTCTACACTTGGCCCTCTAGGATTTGTACCTGCTACTTTCTTAGCGTTACTATCAAGATCTGTATTGGCTAGGGTATACAATAGATCTAAACGAATACCTTTATTTGTTTCATATAAATCAGAATCAAATATCATATACTCTCTAGTATAGCCTGCGTATTTTGTAAAATATTCTACTGCAATTTGAATATTCTCCCTAAGTTGGTCTGTATGAATCTCTAAAGAAACGAGAGGAAATCCTAAGGATCTTTTAATTCTATCACCTAACCTATCGAAAGTTTCAATCTTATTATTTAAATTTGTTGATAGAAAAGCCGAAAGGGGGGTAATTTCACACGCTAGAGCCATACCATTATTTAGTCGTACAAAAATAAAAATATAGGAGAAAAAAATATGCTTTATATTAAATATTGATATGGCACTTTCAGCAACAGTAGTCCCTTCCGTAACTGGCGGCCCAATGTCCGCAGCATACCTTTCTACATTTATGACAGCAACCGTACCATCCGGTGGTACGTTGATACAAATTCTTGAAACAGGTCCAAGAATGGTATTAATCTTTGATGACGGTAATTAAACCTCAGCAGCTGGTTCAACTGGTTCAGCAGCGTCAGCAGCGTCAGGTATATCACCCTCTGTAGCTTCACCTCCGCCAAACTCAGGTACACCTCCATCAGCACCAACATCACCTGCTGCTACCCCACCACCCTCACCGCCGGCACCAGGCTCAGCAGCCATATTTTCTGCAGCAGCAGCCTCTTTCCATGACGGTCCGGCGTTTTGTATTTGAGATAATTCCCATTGGAGCTCCATATCTTTTCTTAAGAACTCTCTGTTAGCAAGAATATCTTTATCTTTCCATCCAAGATATTTCTTCTGAGCGTAGGTTGCTGAGACAAATTCGTTCGCAGCTAAATTATTGTAGTTAGCAGCTTTGAGCTCAAGCTTTTGATTTTCTCTTAATTCGTAGAAGTTAGTAGGTACGTTAAAAATAACCTCTAAATTATTTTCAGTTATATCGTACTTATCGATAATACCTCTCATTTTTAAATGAGTGTAGAATCCTCTCTTAATACCTGCAGCAAATCTTTGCTGTTGTCTAACTACAAATTTAGCAAACTTAAGCTCTTCTCTTAACATGGTAGACCCATCAGCTGAAGCTTGATCAGCAGGATCTAATCTTGTAGAAGGTACTTTAAGAGCTCTATATAGCTTCTTAATAAAATACATTAAGTCAGATAACTCACCGAGATTAGCACCTCCTGGTAACTGGGTTACTGACGTACCTTCTGAACCTTGACGCTTTGCAAACCAGAAAGCATCGAGCATTGATTGTGGGTTAAACTTATTTACCACACTACTTTGATCATTGTCGAATGTTTTCTTTGACCAATAGTTTTGAATTAACTTTCTTAAATATGCTTCAGCTTTAGGAGGCGCCATATTACCTACATCAACGTTAAACACTAAACGTTCTGGAGCTCTGACTAATCTATAAATGACTATAGCATCCTCAATAAGTGAAAGTTGACGGTAAGGTCTTCTAGCATTTTCTAAGAATGGTGTAACAAAGTTTTTCGTTTCATTATAAACACCGGAATTAACATATATTACCTGATTCTCTTCCATAGGAATCATCTCTGTCTTTTCTACCTTCGCTGGATCAGTAATACTAAAAATAGGCTTTTTATATACATATCCCTTTACGAGCATGTTTTGAATGTTATTATATACAGGGTCAATTATCTCCGAAGGTATATTAATAGCACCCAATATACCCTCATTTGTATAATTCTCATGTACTATCAATTCGAAGAACACTTCCCCTTCTACTAGTAACTGTCTAAAGAACGACCATCCTTTATTTTTAAGGTCGAAGAACTCAATAAATTTACTAAACTCTTTATCAATCTCACTTTTCTCATCAATTGAAAGATCGATATTATCATACAACAATTTAGCAACATCACCACTATCATCTACATTAATAATTTCATCGCATATCTCATCTAAAGCATCTGACACTTCAGAGTATGCTGCCATTATTTTATAATCACGTAATCTACCTGGCTTATCTGGTGATAAGCTAGCGTACATTACATCTCCAAATGAAGTATCCTTACCAAAATCACCTATTGGTGTAGAATTATAAGGATTAGAAGAAGATACAGAAGACTTAACAAGAGCATCAGCTCTTCTCATTCCCGTTTGTTTAAATATCTTATATTTCGGATTTAAAGAATCGTCTTCTGTATTACCAGCGTATGGAAGTCTATTCTGAATATATTGAACTAAACTTCTTCCAAAAGTTGAAGCACGTCCATCATTTGTTACATACGATCTATTTTGACCTGAAGATGTTGAAGAGTCAGCCATTATACATATTTATCTAACTATTAATAATAATCACCGTATATATCGGTATTATTAGCACTCATATCAAAAACATCCTCTTTTGACACTACGTCAATGTCATAAGGCTCTTCTTCTGTGGGGTAAGTCTTACCGTCTGAAGTTAGTTGATCTACTAGTGTTGTTGAGAGAGTACCACTAAATGAATTATCGTAAATCTGCTCATTTGCCCTTTCTGCAGACAATCCATTTTCAAATGAGAAGTCATAACGCTTACCTCTCAATCTGTAGACATAATGTCCTAAGACTGGGTTAAGTGCTGTGAGATCTTGATCCATCCTTTCAGTAATTTCATAAAGAACAGACCCCCTATCATTAGGCCTATCACAACCTAATACTGTTAAATCTATTACGTCACCTGCCTTAGGTTCAATAGATTGCCCTACAGAAGAATAATCAAAATATGCAGATGCTGCAGTTGTAAAAGTATCTATATGCACATATGCAGTAAATTCATCTCCAGCATCAAAACCGAATTTCGATAAATTAATTGCACTATCATCTAATTCAACATACATTTGAATCCCAGATAAAGGCCCTTGAAACTTTTTGGTTGTATCTTCACCATATAATAAATCTGCAGCTGATAGATTAAAAGTATTGATATAGTAATCTACTGGTAATCCAAAATTATTAATAAGGTCATTAAAAGCTTGGTCATACACTAATTGCTCTGCTTGTAAATTGGACGGGTTAACAAGCCTACCGCAGGAGGGTATAGCCGTAGCAGCTAGAACTTCTTCTGGTGTACAATTTAACCTATTTTCATTACAGATCGACATATTATTTTTTGTTTAATACTCCACAACTATTACCTTCTTCATCCTCATACATTTTACACTCTATATTAGAGTTTCCTAGGCTTTTTATTTGACCAGGTGCATAATCTACTTCATAATCATTAAGTAGTTGTTGAAGAGGTAGGCCCATTAATTTAATTTGTGACGCGGAACCTCTTAATAAGTTATTCACATGGTGATTTTTATGCGAATAATCTTTACTCTGTGTAGTCAAATGCTTTTTATCAAAACCAAGTCTATTGGGATCTTTATTACCCACTTTAAATTTTAAAAGCTTTTCTCCCTGATAGTATTCAAAAAATTTTTTAAAGCTTTTCATACCTATATTTATTAAAAAAAGCCCGGAGGCGTACCTCCAGGCTTTATTTTATTGTTAAGCTTTGTTATTCTTTATTCGAAAGCGCCTTGACCAGCTTTAAGATTACCGACTTTATTGTTCTTTCCATCGTTATAATGTGTGTTCATTGCTGAACCCGGATCAACTTTTCCAGAAGCGCCTTTTGCAGAAGCTGCTCCTTTAGCTTTAAGATTGCCTACTTTGTTGTTCTTACCGTCATTATAGTGAGTATTCATTGCAGTAGGTGTACCTTCTTCATCTTCCTCATAATCTTCAACACCCTCCATATCTTCTGGAGCTTCCACTTCAAAATCTACTTCATCTCCATCACCGTCTTCATCACCACATGCAGCTTTAAGAACGTCGCATAATTGCTGTGCCATTTCTTTGTCTAAAGTAATTGTTACTTCATCGTCACCGTCTCCAGCCTCTGCATCTGTTTCTGCATCTGCTAATCCAAGTGCATCGAGATCATCTTCTGCTGCTTCGTCCGCAAAAGGAAAGTTCTCATTAACCATCACCTTATCATAAAGTTTATCGAATACTGATTTAGTCGCCATAAAATTATTTAGGCTCTCCTTTGCAATTTTCTCTGTTTCTTCTGAATTTTCTGCACTTTCTTTACCTTTTTTCTTATCTTTAGCAGCCTTTTTCATAGACTCCTTCTTATTACCATCCTTATCTAAATCAATATAGTCCGGTTTTTCATTATCTTCTTCATCTTCTTCACCAACGATTCCAGAATAAGCATTACCCTTACCTGTAGGTAATGGACCATCACAACCTAAACCAGGATCATCTTCACCACCGTAAGAATAACCTCTTACATTATACGGGTTCTTACCTTTTTTAAGTTTCTCAATATCAACTTCTGACTCTTTAAATCCACCTCTTTCAGTTGGCCCACCCTGCTTTTCTAAATCAGCATTTCCTATTTCACCAACCGGTACATTTTGTTCAGTTACAACAACTTTATTGAGAACATCACTATAAATTTCTCCTAGATTAGTGAGATCATTGTTTTTAGACATACAATTATTTATACTAGAGATAAATATTTTACATGCCTCAGCAAGATAATATGTATTATATGGGTAATAAAAACTTACCCAACGTTAATTGGAAGGGTGAATATACTAAAGAACAGGTAAAATCGCTTTCTAAAGCTCATAAAAATATTTTATATTTCGCAGAGAATTTTTTCTATATTGTCAATTTAGATAGAGGTCGTGAAAAGATCGAGTTATACAAGGCGCAAAAAAGAGCTCTTAGAAAGATGAGAGATAATAGATTCTTCATTCAATTAGCTTCTCGACAGATAGGTAAATCGACTATGATGACTATCTATATCCTCTGGCAGGCTATCTTTAATAGTGATCAAAGAATATTATTAGTAGCTAACAAAGAAGCAACAGCGATTGAAATCTTTCAACGTATTAGAATGGCTTATGAGGAGCTTCCCAACTGGTTAAAATCACCAGTAAAGGAATATGCTAAGACATCTATGACGTTAGAGAATGGATCACGGATTGGTATTACAACTACAACCGGGACAGCTGCTCGTGGTCAATCTGTCAACTGCCTTGTTATTGATGAGATGGCATTTATTGAGCCTCACTTAGTAGAAGAGTTTTGGAAGTCGGTCTTTCCTGTTATTACATCTTCTAAAAAATCTAAAGTCTTTGTTTGTTCAACAGCTAACGGTACTGATAATCTATTTTATAAGCTATATTCTGGTGCTGAGTCTGGTGAAAATGGCTGGGCTTACGATAGAATCTTATGGGATGAGGTACCGGGAAGAGATGAAATATGGGCAAATAACACTAAGCAAGCTATTGGCTCGCATGATGCTTGGTTACAAGAGTTCTGCTGCCAGTTTATAAATTCTGGTGAATCATCTATCGATGATGAGTTATTCGATAAGATGCAGACGCAGGTATGCGAGCCTAAAATAGTTCTAGATGACGGTCATTATAAAATTTGGGAAGAAGCAGATCCATCTAGAGTATATGCTGCAGGAGTAGATACAGCAGAAGGAGTAGGTGTTGATTCTTCAGTAATTCAAATATTCGATATTACTGATTTGAGAGATATTAGACAAGTAGCTTGTTATACTAATAATAAGATACCTCCTGCGGAGTATACTAATAAAGTCTATTCTATTTTACGTAACTATGGATCTCCATTAGCTTTAATAGAAAGAAATGGACCTGGAGCGCAAGTGGTAGATAGATTGGCAAACGATTACGGGTACGAAAAGCTAGTATCTTACGGAAATGCTGCAGCTCATAGAAGAAAAGTAATGCAAGGTATGATAGCGCATACAAATACTAAATATAAAGGTGTTCTTAATATGCGTTATTATATTAATGAAGCGCGTTCTGTTACTATTCGGGATGAAGAAACGCTCAAAGAATTAAAATCTTTCGTTAGGTACCCTAACGGTACTTGGAAAGCTAGACAAGGTTATCATGATGATAAGGTAATGTCAACTCTATATGCTCTGTTCATATTAGAAAAAGAGATTACAGAGCGTTTCTTTGAGATATTAGAATTAGACGATATGGGTAAGCCTCTTGTATTGGAACCTATGGATTACGGCGTTCAATATTTTGAAGATGCGACTTCTATATATTCAGATAATGAAGTAGTAGGATCAAATAATATGCTACCCCCAGTTGTTTTTGGTATGGGTGATAGTCAAGCAGAGGATGATATGGCTGAATTAGAAATGAATGGGTTTACTCACCTTCAGTAATAAATATAGACATGGCAAGAAACGCTACACCACAATCTATTCTTAATAAGTCTAGAGCTGATAAGTTTCTTTTAATTTTTGATGTACCACCAATTTTAAAGGAATTTAGCTCTAAGTTTAAGAATGATAATAAAACTATAGTACCAGATTCTGTACAATTTTCAATATATGGTACAGCTGTACCTGAGATAGTTGTACCGGCTGTAGAAAATAGATACGCGGGTAATACACTATATTTGTCATCTCATTCAAAAAACTCATACCCTCCTGTTAGTGTTAAATTTAATATAGATAATGAGTATAAAAACTACTGGGTTTTATATAATTGGTTAAATCTACTACACGATCAAAGAGAAGGTAGGTATAATGCTAGAGAGATAAATGTTGATAAAAACTTTGCCGACTATCAAACAAACCTTACAATTAAAGGTAAGGATGAGTTTAATAATGATAGAATAAAATTCACTTATACTGGAGCTTTTCCAACGTCTCTTGATTCAATAGATTACGATTATCAGAAATCTAATGAATTGATATCTGGGTTTACGTTTGTTTATTCACAACTTCACACTGAAATTGTAGATTTTTGAGTTTTTTGGGCCGAATTTAAATAAATAATTTTATGGCTCAAAGAACTATCACCTCACCAGGTGTTGAAATAAGAGAATCGGATTTATCTCTTATTGCACCACAGAATATAGGTACAAATTTTTATATTACAGGATTTGCTCAGCAAGGTCCATTGGATGAAGTTTTAAAAATTACTACTAAGCAAGAGTTGGACCAGGTATTTGGTACTCCTACTAATTCAGCAGAAAGGTATTTTTACTACTCTATAAGTGAAATGCTTAATTCTCCAGGAAATGTTTATGCATCCAGACTTCCTTACGGTCCTGGTACCGGTGACGGGTTCGGAGCTAAATATTCTGCTCTAGTTTATCCAGTCAGATCAGTTACTAACCCAGCTACAGCGGGTGGCACTTTAAGTGGTTATGATATAACTTTCAAATATCCCAATGCTGCAGCTTCAACAAATGCCCTTTCTGGTTCTACATTTACCTTTAGAAGCACAACTGGTGCTTTATCCACAGTAGGCTTTACTAAATTTGGAACATCTGACGCAGACTCAACTACTGGTGGATATGCTACTGCCCCTAATATACTAATTACGATTGATACCGCTTCTGTATCTAAAACAGCAGCAGCTACTGCAGCTATAGAGGACATCCAAGCTGCCATCGATGCAGCTCCAGATGCTCAAAACTATGGTACAATCACTAGTGATGGTGCCACGATAACCATTCCAGTTAGTTCTGTTGATTCTGGAGGATCGGCTACATCTACTCCAGGTAAGATCTTCCCTTACAGTAATAACGCGGATAACTCGTTTACTATAAGCGGTCTTACTGATTTAGCAACCGACCAAATAGTTACTACAGACTTAGATGTGTTATCAGGTACATACGTATTAGGAGAGCCTACCCACCTTGAACTAACTCAAAACGAGTATTTTACTGCTATAGAAGGTTCTGCCTTTAATTGGTCGGCAACTGCAGGTGCTAAAGATTCCTTCACTGATATAAGTACTATTGGAGGAGCTGGTTTAGTTGTACTTAATAAAGCTCAAACAACTATTAATAGCCAGTTTGAAGGTTACTACTTAGGTATAGCTGATAATACAAACATTAATCCAGACTCTAATTTCGATTCTATTATAGACATAAAGTCTGTTGATAAAGATCTTGCTTCAACTACCGATTACACAACTATACCTTCCGGTATTTTACAATTCAGTTTATCGGCAACTCCACGTGGTACACAAAATACTGTATCTGAAGTAATGGAAAATCTTACAGATTATAACATTGACGGTAGAGAAGATGATGATGTTCTTAACATTGGTGTATTTAAACTCCGTAAATCAATCTACGCTAATGAAGCATTTAAGCTTGATTATGTTCTTGAAGAAGGAATTGTTGGATCTGCTAACTATCAGAGACAGCAACTTAATTCTAACGGAGGTCCTAACATACCGTTCTTCCTCGAAACACGCGATAGTCGTTCAAGAAACGTTGAAATATTAGTTAATCCGTATATTTCAAACTACTTTAGTGGTACAGATGCTCTTGTAGATGGTAAGCCTATAAAGAAGTTAAGAGTTAATACTACTCAGTTAGAGAGTGTTGATTCTGAAATATCTGGTATTGATACTGCTAGATTTACAGAGCTTAACACGCAGTTAGGTAAAGCTGAAAATCTTTACGCTGCCGGAGCTTTTGTTAATAATAAGATAAAAGATAAGCTCTTAGGTGATATACCAACTAAATTAGATAGAGCATTAGCAGGAATTAGTAATGATGAAATATATGATATTGACGTTGTTGTTGAAGGTGGTCTAGGTACCGTTTATGCAGCCGCTTCCGCTGCCGAGACAAAATACTATGATGAATACGATACTAGCGCTAAGTTAATAGGTGCAGTTGATGGTTTGCGCACTAGTAATGATATTGTTAATGACGCAAGAGATTTAAGAAACAATTACTCCACAATCTTTAATAAGTTTGAACAGTTCTGCTCACCACCATACTTAGGAGGTGGTAGAGGAGATTGTATGTTTGTAGGAGATGTATTACGTCATATTCTCATAATGGGAGAGAAGTCAAGAGTTCTCGATAACAAAGCGAGAAACTTCCAAAAAGACGTATACTGGCCGATTCGCCACCAGTTTGAGAATGAAAATACATCGTATGCAGCGGTTTACGCACAATGGCCGTTAGTTTATGATAATTATTCTGGTCGTCAAATCTTCATTCCATTCTCAGGATTTGCTGCAGCTGCAATGGCTAGAACAGATGCTGCAAACTTCCCATGGTTTGCTCCAGCAGGATTTACTAGAGGATTAGTTCAATTCGCTAACGATCTTGCAGTTAATCCTAACCAGAAGCAAAGAGATGAACTTTATAAGGCTAACATTAACCCGGTAGCAAACTTCCCTAACCAAGGACAAGTTATATTCGGTCAAAAGACACTTAGTAAGAAGCCAAGTGCATTTGATAGAATTAACGTTAGAAGGTTGTTCTTAACACTCGAAAGGCCTACTAAGAAAGCTTCTAGGTTCTTCGTATTTGAACAAAATACTGAGTTTACTCGACAGAGACTTATTAATACTTTAACCCCACTATTCGAAAAAGCTAAAAACAACGAAGGTATTTACGATTACTTGATTGTTTGCGATGAAAGAAATAACACACCAGAGGTTATTGACGCAAATGAATTAGTAGTAGATATTTACATTAAGCCGGTTAGAACTGCTGAGTTTATCTTAGTTAACTTCTACGCTACAAGAACTGATGCAAACTTCGAAGAAATTATCGGTTAATACAAAATAACTATTAAATAATATTATGGCAACTACAATTCAAAACTTCTTCTCAAGAGCAGCAGATAAGCAATTTTCAAGAGACTTTTTATTCAGGGTTAAGCAAATTGACATTGAGGGTGTATCCCTCGATGGTGATTCTGATTTAGTTTATGCTAAAACAGCTGCATTACCAGGTAGAAATATTGAAAATAAACAAGTAAACTATTACGGTCAAACGTTTAACATACCCGGTAAGTCTACTTATCCAGGTTCAGAAGCTTATACAATTGAGTTCTTTCATGATGAACAGAATGAATTGAGAACTAAATTTGAAGAAGCTTCGCGAGCTGTATTTGATAACGAAACTTCTACTGGCCAGTACGGTATACCTGGAGAGGGCGATCTTATTACTTTAGAGGTGATAGATAAAGATTTAGCTCCAGTTCAAACGATACAGCTAGTAGGCGCATCTATAAGAGATATCAATCCAATTGATTATACTATAGCTGATGGTACAGGCGAAGTATTAAGTACAACTGTTACATTTTCATATCATTTCTATAAAAACTTTAGTTAAGGGTAGCAAAACTCGACCATAAATATATTATATGGCCGGCGAGTCTAATACCTTTCTTAACGCGTTTAGCGAGAATCCTAACTTTTTTGTATCGCACCCCTTTCTTTGGAAGGTTAGTTTAGATGCTGGAAATGTTATGGGTGCTATTAATACTGCGCTTCAAAAAGCTAATGAAACCTGGACTGCTACAGTACAATCATCAGACTTTACAAGAAATGGTACTTTATTAGTTGCGAGGCAGATGACTATTCCTCAAGAATCAAGTGAGTTTACACCTATAGGCGTTGACAATCGTGGTGGATTCTTACCTGGTTATGGGTTAACTCAAAGAACAGACTTCCTATCTAGATCGTTTAGTTTAAATGTTTTAGAGACAGGCGCTGATATAGAGCATCAATTCTTTAGACCATGGCTTATAGCGCTAGGTATTGATGGTCTAACAAATTTTAAATTAAAATGTGATATTACTGTTAACCAATATAATAGTGATGGCACGAAAAGAAAAGGTTATGTGTTCGAGCAAGCTTTTCCTACCGCGGTAGAGGGTTATACTTTAAGTTACAACGATGGAGATTTTATGGAAAAATCAGTAACTTTCGCTTGTAAAAATTATAGACAGACGTAATTAATATATGTTAGGATTAGTTCTTCCTACTTCTAAATCAGTTCTTTTAAAAACTCTTACAATTGAGAACTGTAAGGAGCTCTACTATATTCAAGATAATATAGACGCTGTTATATCGTATCTTGATAATCTCTTTTATACACCGGATCTAAATATATTGGAGAAGTTATATTGTATTTTACATATTAGAGACTTATGCGTAGGTAACGTTGTTGAGTTAAGAGATTATAGTTTTGATGTAATAGAAATACAAAACGAATTATTAGAGATTGCTGATATTAGAGAGGTCTTAACATTTAATGATAATACTATCACTTTAAACTACCCTAAGACTTTTATATCAACTACTTTTTACGAAGGTCACTTTATAGAAACTATAATATTAGATGGGGAAACTATTGACTTTTGTAGTTTAAGCTCTACAGAGCAGGATTTAATTTTTAATTATTTACCTTTAGAGATAAAAACAAAAATAACTGAGTTTTATAAAACTCATATTTCAAAACTTGAGATAAATTTTACGTTGAGAGGTGATAATATTAAGCTAATCTTATATGATTCATTTTTCATAAATTTCTTAGCTACAATGTTGAGCCCTATTGATATTCGTACCTATAGGGATTATATGTTTATTTTAAGTGAAAGAATGCATGATATTACATTTTTACAGAAAAGTACATTCTTAGATATAAGAGACTATATGGATCTTTATGTTAAAGAAAATAAAGAAAGAAATGATGAGATGAAGAAGAAGAGTTGAAAAAGTAGGACATTGCAATAAATAAATTTATGTCACAAATTTCAAGCGGCCTTCTTAAAAAGTTAAAAGATATTGAAACTAATTTAAAGCTTCCTATTACATCAGGGGAGGTGGTATTAAAAACGTTAACTTTAAAACAGCAGAAAAATTTACTTAGTACAGCTGTAACGGGTATTAAAGGAGCTATTGAATTTAAGAAAGTTTTAAATGATATTATTTTAGAAAATGCGGATACTGATAAAATTTTTACAGTTGATAGATCTAAAATAGTACTACATTTAAGAAGACGATCACTTGGTAGTGAAGTTAGTATTGATGGTGATATTTATAATGTTGATAAATATATCGATAAAATAGATAAAGTTAAAAAATCATTCGATATGGAGGGTGGAGCCAAAGAAGGTAAAGTTGAACTTAAGTTTAAAATACCAACATTAAAAGAAGAGAATAGTATTATTAGCAAATGCTTAGCAGAATTAAATAAAGGTAAAGCTGAGCCCGAGGCGGATAAAGCTTTTGGATTGATTTACATTTACGAGCTAATAAAGTATATTGATTCAGTTAGCGTGGGTGATGAGACGGCGTTATTTGATGATCTTAAAATAGCTGAAAGAGTAGAAATAATTGAAAATTTACCACTTACTGTATATAAGCAGCTAGCTACATTCTTTAAAGCATTCACATCATACGAGACTGAAATATTAACTTTCGATGAAAAAACTATAGCTATAGAACCTACCTTTTTTGATACATCCAATTAAATATTGTAGATGGCAGGGATTGTAAGTGAGTTATTTAGCGATAATGATGAATCAGAATCTGAAAAAGTATCTAAAAATGTAATTGAGTCAGATGCTACCACTTTTGGTAAAAAGAAGGGAAAAAAGTCTACCTTATCATCTTCAGAAAAAAAGAAAACTACTTCTATAGCTGATATTTTTGTTGACGCGTTTTTCGATAAGGAGAAATCGCAAAAAAAAGATACTTCGCTAGCAACTAAAGTATCATCAAAATTTGGAGGGGACACCCCAGCTTCTGAATCACGTAAAACGGTGGGTAAAGGTAAAAAACCTAAGTCGAAAGGTCTTTTAGGTAAGTTAAAAGAAGGGGCCGGAGGAGCCGCTGGTGGTATAGCTGCAGCTGCAGCAGCATTAGCTCTATTGGTAGGAGTAGGTCCTATACCAGGAGTTCTACAAAACTTGGCTAATATAGAATGGAGTAGTATAGGTAAAGCTTTCATAATTTTAGGGGGATTAGTTATAGTGGGTAAGTTTATGGAAGAGGGCTCGAAAGGTATACTCATAGCTGCAGCAGCATTAGCTATACTTGTTGGAGTAGGTCCTATACCAGGTGTTCTACAAAACATGGCTGAAATAGAGTGGGGTATGATAGCTAAAGGTTTCGTAATTTTAGGAGGATTAGCTATAGTGGGTAAGTTGATGAAAAAAGGCTCGTTTGGTATACTTATAGCTGCAGCTGCATTAGCTATACTTGTAGGGGTAGGTCCTATACCAGGCGTCCTTCAAAACATGGCTGATATAGAGTGGGGAACAGTTGCCAAAGCATTAATAATTTTAGGTGGTATAGCACTTGCAGGTAAGTTCATGAAATCTGGAGCAGTAGGTTTAATACTTGGAGCCGCGGCGCTGACGTTAATGGTACATGGTGCCTTAATACCTCTACAGGACATAGAATGGAGTACGATAGGTAAAGCTATAGTGGGTATACTAGCATTAGGAGCAGTTGCAGCCCTTGCAGGGTTAGTAGCGGGTCCTATAGCGTTAGGAGCACTTGCTCTAGGTTTATTAGGTCTAGCTTTAATACCTATTTCGTACTCGTTAATGCAATTTCAGGAATTAGAATGGTCGACGCTCGGTAAAGCCTTTGTAGGGTTACTGGTATTAGGAGCTGTAGGAGCTATTTTAGGTATAGTTTCGCCGTTTATAATATTAGGTGCATTCGCTCTAGGTCTATTGGGATTAGCTCTTATACCTCTAGCTTACGGTATTTCTTTGATAGTACCGGGATTTGAGTCCTTTATGCCCATGATAGAAAAGCTTAGTAAGATTGATGCTATGCAGATGTTACTCTTGGGCCCTGCTCTTTTAGGTATATCAGCAGGTCTAGTAGCGTTGGCAGCCGGTGATCTTGTCGGTAAAGTCTTAGATACTTTTGGAAAACTTTTTGGTGGTGAAGGTCCTCTCGATAAGCTAATTAAATTAGGTAACGTTGCTGAACCTATTCTAAAGCTTGGGGATAGTTTAGATTCTTTAGGTGAAATTGATTTAGATGATTTAAAAATTTCTGGTGATCCGGAGGTTGCTGTAGATGGTGTAGATATGATTACCAATGCAGTATATAGGCTACTAAATGCACAACAGAAAGCAGTTGGGAATTTTAAGCAAATGTTTAGTGGTCCTCCCTCAAGCGGTCCAAGCATTTTCGACAAGCTCTTCGGTCTCGGTAAGAGTAAAAAGGAAAAGAGCAAAGAAGGTGGAGCAAGTGGAGATGTAAAAACTTGCTGTTGTGATTATAAAGCCGAGAGATCAGGTGACAGTGAAGATGAAAAACTGAGAAGCGAGATCATCAAAGAGTTTAATGAAATACCCGAGGAACAAGATTCTGGAAGTGTCTTCTTACCCGGCTTCATGAGTAAACTAATGGGAGCACCGTCAAAAGTTGCTTCACCGAATGAGTCTTCAAGAGGGCCGTCGGGAGTTGTTTCTCCGGAGTTTTCTAGACCGGAAGCTGTCGATGTTCCAACTCCTGGTAAAAAGGATCCGTTTAAAAAAATAACACAAGTTGTTGAGGCCTTACAGGTTCAGGTACAAACTTTAGCCGGTTATAGTAGACTAACATCTGATAATACAGGTAAAACAGTTGAGGCTATTAAAAATATAAAAATTGGTAATAGTTCTGCCGCGGCCCCAGCTCAAAGCGCCCCTCAGGAAAGTTCAACTACCCCAGAATCTATAGTAAATTCTAGAACAGACTATGCTTTATCACCTTATAGCTTAAACGTATCGAGTGCGTAACTATAAATATAAGTATGAGTAGGAATATCCTTTTAAACGGTTCATGGACTTCTTCACCACCTGGGTCTAGTTTAAGAAAAGAGGCTCCAAAAGTGAGGGTTGTACCTTATAAATTAGATGCAACACAACTCGAAAGCACGATTGAAGGCTTTGTTTCTGTTCCAAAGGAACTTGCAGGTGGTTCATCGTTTTATAATAGTTTATATAAAGCGCAAAAGTCTGGTAAAGCGTTTGTATTTCCTTTCTTTAACAACGAGTTTAGAAACTTTTCAAGTGAATTTGCTGATACTCTATCTAACATTACGGATAGGGGTACAGTATCAGTTAGTCAGATGGTAAATGAATTCACTGGTGAGGCAACAGGTGTAGGTGCGCAGGTTGCTGATTTTATAGCAAATCTTAAAGGTGTTAGTGGAGGTCCTAGCACAGGAACATATATTGAAACTCCTAAATTTTATCAATTTGCTAACAATGATCAAGCTCTTAGTTTTTCTTTTCCTCTTTTAAATACTGTATCCGAGGGGGACGCGGCAACAAATACTGCTTTTATTAAAGAGTTTACTGAATTGAATAGGCCGAGAAGAGAGAGTGCTGTTAGTATGAACTTTCCCCATATTTATAAGGTAAAGGTACCGGGGTTAAGATTTATAAGATGGGCCTATTGTGAAAATCTAAGTTTTAGTATGTTAGGTCAAAGGAGACTAATAAATAAAAAGATGGTACCAGAGGCATATATGTGTAGTATGTCATTTAAATCTCTTACTGTTGAAGTTGCAAACTTCCTGGATAAGATATAAAAGATTAAAAACATGAAATCAATTACAGGCAAATTAGGTAAATACCAAGACGATATTCCAGCTCTATCGAGTCTAGATATTGTCGACTATGAAAGAATTTTCAAAGTTCATACTGCTAATAGTGAAGGTAAGCAATTCTATTTTTATAATATTTTAAATAAAATAGAGTTTCCCGAAAATATAGATTCTGATATTTTAGGCTTATACACCGCCAAATCTAAAGAGCCTCTAACTACAACATCGTATACTCTATATAATGATATAAAGAGTTGGTGGATAATTTACCTGCTAAATAAAAATGTACTTAAAACTCAGTTTTTTGTGGAGGGGGGTCAACAACTTAAGTATATATTACCTCAGTTTAGAAGCTTTATCTATTCGCAGATAACTTCCACAACAGTATATGATAACCAACACTTTTAATGTCTGAAAAATTTGTCATAAATGGAGCTCCGTTTGAATGTGAGTTTCAACTTAAGGATGATAAAGGTGAGGTAAAAGGTGACTTTACCAAATCTTCTATCAAACTATTAGATTTAAGTGAAAATTACTTAGAACCTTTTACGAATGGTACAATTGTCATTAACAACCCTTACGATTTTATTGAAAATCTTATGTTAACAAGGGGTGATGGTAGGGATGTTTTTACATTTTCCCTTAAGCCGGAGAAAGGGGGTGAAAAATTAGAGTATAATTTTGTGTTAGATGGGGAAGATAATAGTGTTGGTAAGCAAGATAGAGCTGGTAACTATAAGATATTTACTTTGTTAGATGAGAACTTCTTTAAGCTTAACGAAAATATACCGTATGGTAAGAGATTTAGAGGAGCTACAGGTGATATTATAAAGAGTATCCTCAAAGACGTAATAAGTGAAGAAATAGTTGATGAGGAAAATTTCGAGGCAGGGGATAATGTAATAGATGTATTTCCGGAGCATATAATACCATCAGACTCTTTTAGATATTCTGACCTAATAAAATACTTACTACGTGTATCTTATAAAAAGGAAAAAGGGTTAAATGTAAGATCCTTTTTAACTTTTGATAGAAGTGAAAAAAAATATAAGTTACAGACTCTATCTAAACTTTTTGAGAAAAATAAAGATGAAGTAACTGAAGCTTTTGCTGCTAATGATTTAGTAGATAAAATAAATTCAAATAAAAATAATCCACCACCTGACGCGCCAGTAAACTTATATTCAACGGCTTTGCCGATGACAAACCTTACAACTCCAATGCTAACTTATAGCAACGAATTTTTTATGAACTATAAAGCAGTAGGGTTTGATCCGATTTTGGGTGAGCATGCAATACGTGAAAAAAGAATTAAGGACATTAAAGAATTGTGGAAGAAAAATTTTGTGGATGTATTTAAAAGTGAGGGTGGTAAACCTAAACCTTTTTTACCCCTCAATAACCAAAAGAAAGAAAATTTATTTAGAACTATAAGTACCCCATTTTCTGTTGATAAGTCTGCAAATATTGCAGAAGCAGAAATGTCATCAAATTTAATATTTTATAACTTATGTTTATCTATTGATGTATTAGGTGATACAAAGCGTCAAGCTGGTAAGTTTATAGATATATATAGAACTGCTGAGCAAGTAGATTCGGATAAAAAATTATTAGGACGGTGGTTAGTTACTAAATGTAGACATAGATTTTACGGAGACACCTATAAGAACTTTATGCAGTGTGTTAAAACTTATGTAGGGCCAGATGTTAACTTAGATGATGATATTGACTAATGGATACTGAAATTACAAAGAAAGTAGAATTACTTAGAGCTCTTTTAAGGACAAAGGATCAGTTCGATGAATTAATTGATACTGGCGCTAATGATGAGTTTACAGATAAAGATAAAGAATTCATGGAAGAATTCAAAAAGATTTATTATTCAGGACTTGAGCAATTAGAAAAATTTATTGATAAGATAGACGAAGAGGGTAAGGAAATTAGTATTGAATCTATCGAATATTATAAAAGTATACTTCTTAACGGACCACTAGCAGGTAATACTTTAGCGTTAGCAAAACCACCAGAAGGTGCTAAGAAATTTTTTAAAGATACAACTGACAGTTTAGGAACTAATGGAAATACCGCAGCTGATAATAACTCTATACCTATTTGGTCAACCGACGTTGTAGCATTTAACAATACTGTAAACTCTAATAACAAGTCAGCTAAGTTTATTAACGACTTAATAACAACCGCTACAAAGCAGACAGCTGCAACAACAAAAGCAGCTTCAGAATATCTACACGATACAGATAACACGAAGCCTTTTATCGATAAAAAACAGTCTGAAAGGGTAAGTCTCGAGGGAGAGGATGGGTTTAATAAGGAGTCGCATGGATGTTATTGTGTAAAGGATGTAGAGTTTAGAAAAGTCGCTGAAGAAATATCAGAGGATATATTTGATAAGGTAGAAGAATATCTAGGAGAAAGTGACTTTGCAGTATTTGTATTTAAAAAGCTTTCTAGTTACTACGGTGATGATAATAAAGCCAAGTCTGAAAACAATAAAATAAAGAGAAAACTTCAATTTATGCAACGTTCTTATGATGAAGAAGGTGTTGAAGAGATAGAAATTAAGGATACAGAAATAGAAACTGACCTTATAGGTAATCAATTTGACTCTCCTGATAGAAGAGGATTTACATTTAAAATTATAGGTGATAAAGATAAGATCTTTAACCCTAACACTATCGAAGGTCAGCTCGGAAGCGGTGAGGAAGTAAAGGAAGATCCTATTAGTGATTAAATGTCGATCGTTTTATCGTCTACCTTATCAATTAAAGCGTTCATAATATCCTCACGTGACATTAACACTTTTGTTTGATTATCGGTAATATTCATGCGCTCTTTTGCCTCTACATCCATTTTTTTAACTTCCTTCTGAGTTTCGTTTCGCTCTTTAGCAGTATGAAGCTTGTTAAGAGTTTCTATAGCAGAAGAAGATGCCTTAATTAACTCCGCCATGGCGGTTACATCCCTATTTTCAGGAGCAGAACTAATGTAATCATTTACATTGTCTACTATTGTAAGTGATTTATTAATAAGCTTACTACTCTTCTTTATTAAAAACTCTTCTAATTTTTCTGGATCTAAAATCTCTTCTTCAGTAGCTGGTACAGCTTGCTTATTACCTTTAAGCTGGGTAATAATATCATTTACTGCGCTATTGAGGTCATCTGACATATACATATATTTATTCTTATTTCTTGATTTTAATATAATTTAAGTTATACTAGGTATATATGACTTTGAAATTTGAAAAGACACATGTAGATGCTGTACTTCCTAGTAAAAATTACGATAGTGATACAGGCATGGATGTTACTAGTATTGAGGATTTTATTATTCCAGCTCATGGCTCAGCTGTTGTCGGTGTAGGGCTTAAGTTTGCTTTTATTGAACCTGGCTATTGGGTTAAGGTAGAAGGTCGTTCAGGTCTTGGATTTAAGCGTGGTATTATGCCTCATCCAGGTATTATTGATCAAGGCTATCGTGGGGATGCTGGTATCAAACTTTATAATCTCACCGGTGATGATTATAAAGGTAAAGCGGGGGACCGTATTGCTCAGTTCGTTGTCTATACTAACCATAATGTAACTGTTGCAGAGGGTGAGGTAATTGATTCAGAACGTGGTGTTAAAGGGTTTGGTTCTTCTGGTAAGTAAGGAACACAGGTATAATAAGTTATGGTAGATTTTGATAAGATTTGGGTAGAGAAGTATCGTCCTACTAAGTTGGATGATGTTATTCTAGATGAGGCTTCACTAAGAGTTGTATCGCAGTTCGAAGAAGAGATACCTAACCTATTGTTTGTTGGTAATCCCGGTACTGGTAAAACTACACTTGCTAGAATTATTGTTAATGATATTCTTAAGTGTAATTATCTATATATTAATGCTTCTGATGAATCAGGTATTGATACTATTAGACATAATATTACTAATTTCGCTCAAACGAAATCGTTTGACGGTAAGGTAAAGGTTGTTATATTAGACGAGGCAGACGGACTTACTGGTCAAGCACAGGCGGCTCTTCGTAATACTATGGAGTCCTTTGCAAAGTATTGTAGATTTATACTAACAGCTAACTATAAACATAAGATTATACCAGCTCTTCAGTCAAGGTGTCAGTCTCTTGATCTTAAACCTGTGATCGATCAAGCTGTAAAGAGGTGTTATAATATTTTAAAGACAGAGAAAGTAAATATAAGTGATGAACAAAAGAAAAAATTCGTACAGCTGGTCAAGAGATTCTTCCCGGACCTCCGGAAAACAATTAATGAAATCCAGAAAGCAGTTATTGATTCAGAGCTGTGTATTAGTAACACTGGGACTGATAACGAGCTGTTGGATAAAGTATACCAAGGAGTAGTTACTGATACAGTTAAGTTACGTAAGTATCTAATTGAAAATGAAGATCGTTTTCAGGGTGATTATGATACTCTTCTAGGTACCTTTCTGGATCATATCTACCTTAAACAAATCGACGATATGAAAAAGAAAGAGATGATAGCCATTATAGCTGATCATCTCTACAAGAGCGCGTTTGTCGTAGATAAAGAAATTAACGCGTTCGCTTGTTTTATAAATCTTGAAAACGTCTTGCGTTAAGCTGGTGCTGGTGCAGCACCGCCCGCAGGTTCGGATGTAGCGGGAGCAGCAGCAGATCCTTGCTTAAATCCTGCTTTCGCAGCACCTCCTACACCTCCAAATACACCTTTATCTCTAGCGGCTGTTGCTGCTCTTCCCTTGTTTCCAGCGGTTTGAGCTAATGCCTGCTTAAGCTGACCAAGAGTCAGATCATTAAGATTTTTACCTTTTAATCTAGATGCAGGTGATGCTTCAATATGCTGCGTGAAAAGTTCTTCTAATTTTCCAAGTTGATCAGCAAGTTGTTTCTTACGCTTACCAGCAGCTGCTTCATCTTCACCAGACTGGTACATATCCTTTACATTTTGACCAGCTTGCTGTGCACCTGCTTTAATAGCTTGACCAGCTCCTTTAGCAGCTTGACCTACAGCTTCACCAGCACCCTTAGCAGCTTGACCTACAGCTTGACCAGCTCTTTGTAGACCTTCTTTCGCTCCCTTTGCGAGATTTTTTATACCACCCAAAAATTCTTCTATAACTTCTAATTCAGATGGTGAAGCATTTTCTAATACTACCTGTATCTGATCTATAGTCAGATTAGGAATATGCTGTTTTAGATTCGTAGCTTGATATGCCTGTTCTAATAAAAGTGTATCGAGGTGTCTTTGTCTCATGTTATTATTTATTTAAAAATTGAAATTTTAGCTAAGTTCTTTAAGATAATTGTGAGTGTATGAAGTAACAGCCGGTGAAGGTGTTACCGGATCACAAGGTATTTCGGTGTTAGTCTTTGGTAAAGATCTTTCAGTATTAGAAAGCTCACCATTACCTCTATCAGTTTTATTTTGAATATTATCTGTATCTTCCTCTGCCTCTTCCGGCTTAATAGTAACCTTATCGTTACGTCTCATAGCATCTGGAATTGGTGGTAGGTTTGGAGCATACTGAACTGGCTCTCCTAAACAACAAGGTATAGAGCAATAGTGAGTCATTCTACCTCCACCATTATCAAGAGCAATATCAAGAACTACATCAAGTGAAGTTGTATCTGAATTAGCAGGGTAACGAGCAGGGCTCGTATCTTTAATACCTACAACGCGTACATGTAACCCCGAATCTACCATTTGGTCTAATAGCTCATGTACGTTAGTACCTAAACACTTATATTCCTCGGATGATTTAAAATTATCATTAAACTTAAAAATATCACCTACTAGAAATCCACCTCGTTCAAAACGTTTCATGTAACTTTCAAAAAGATTAACAAACTTCTTTACTTTAGCCATACAATTATTTATGCAATATAATAAATAATAATATGGAATTTAACAATTTAGTTGAGGGTATCCTTCAGTCCTTAAATGAGACTAAAGAAGCACCTGATGGTTATTACTATACTGAGAAAGGTAACCTAAGAAAAGGCAATCCAGCCTCTGATGGAAGAGGTGGTCCAAAGTATGCTTCCGATCCAACTGATAGGAAGAACTACGGTCCTAGAGAGGACAATGAAGAGGTTACTGTTGTTAATGTGCCAGAGATTTATAGAAAGACTCTTCGTGGTGAGTTAAAAAAATTAGCAATTCCACACACGTTTAGTGTAGATAGTGTTGAGGTAGGTGTGGATGACGTGGCAGATGTTAAAACAGCATTAGCTAATCTCAAAGGAAGTAGAGCTCGTATAGGTGACAAAGCAGAAGAAGATGCTGAGTATAGAGGTCGTAAAGTTTCACTTAATAAACCAACTCGTGGTGATGTTAAAAAATTTAAAGTATATGTAAAGGACCCTAAATCAGGTAACGTTAAGAAGGTTAACTTCGGTCATGGTGGTACATCGGCTAAACGTAAGGGTGAGAAGACTATGAAGATTCGTAAGAGTAATCCTAAAGCACGTAAATCTTTCAGAGCTAGACATAATTGTGATAATCCAGGACCTAAAACAAAAGCGAGGTATTGGAGCTGTAAGAAGTGGTAATGAAAACATTTAAACAATATTTTACAGAAGGGCTATGGGCCAATATAAACGCTAAGAAAAAGCGTGGTGGTAAGAGTGCTAGTAAAGGTAGTAAAGCGTATAAGGCAGCTAAAAAAGCTGGTGATAAGCTTAACAAGACTAAGCATTCTGATGAGGAAGATGCAGAAAGTAGTCCTGGTCGTGTTAAGCGAGCTGGGGCTAGCTGTAATGGCTCTGTAACTGAGCTTCGCAAGAGGGCTAAGAAGTACGGTGGTGAGAAGGGTAAAATGTATCATTGGTGCGCTAACATGAAAGGTGGTAGGAAAAAATCTGAAAGTGAAGAAATACCTGAAGAGGATGCTGAGAAGAAAAAGAAAGTATCAAAAACTCGCGCTAAGTGTCAGGCTAAAGCTAAACGTAAGTATGACGTCTGGCCATCAGCTTATGCATCTGGGTATGTTCAGAAATGCGTTAACCGTGGAGGTAATATAAAATGACCCAAAAGCAGCTATTAGAAAATTTAAGAGACTGGTTTAAAACACGTACAGATAAGAAGACTGGTAAGAAATTTAAAGGTTGGGTCAACTGCAAGACAGGAGGGCCTTGTGGCAGAAAGAAGGCAGGTAAGAAAGGTTCTTCATATCCTGCGTGTAGACCGACTCACGCTGCATGTAAAAGGATTAAAGGTAAAAAATATAAGAAAAGAGGTCCGAAGAGGCAGCAGTGGAAAAAGAAGTAGCTATTAAATATATACATGGCTCTAATAAAGATAGATACTGTATCAGTAAGTAAGGCTGATGATAATGCTATTAAACAAAACTACCTTTATAAAGATCTATTTCTAGATGTAAATAACTCTTATTCCTATAACGCTCAACTTAATAGAAAGGAAGAGCTAAAAGATGTAGCTGGGTTATATGATATAGAGGCTATTAAAAATAGTATCGCTAATGCTCTTTTAACATCTCCTGGAGAAAAAATACTAAATCCTAGATTTGGTATTGATTTAAGAAGGTATATATTTGAACCTGTAGACGAGTTTACAGCAGAAGATATAGAAGAAGATATAGAGGATAACTTACCTAACTTCGAACCAAGAATAGAGTTGGAAAAAGTTGAGGTTGAGGGTCTAGAAGATGAGCAACAATACAATATTCAATTACAAATAAACGTACCATCACTAAATGTATACGGTCTTTCACTTAGATCGGTATTAAATAGTAATGGATATAACTTCATTTAAAAATTATGGCTGATAAAAATAACGATTTTCTAGATTTTAATTTACCGCAAGACGCTTACGCTGCTTTTGATGCAGTTAGTTTAAAGGATTTTATTGTAAAACGATTAAATGAAAATGAAAAGTTTACGGATCAAAATTTTGAAGGTAGTAATTTAGCTGCCATTATAGATATAGTAGCGTATTCCTATCACGTTTTATTATTCTATCTCAACAATACTGCTACAGAAGTTTCATTTGATCAAGCTACGTTATATGAAAATATGAATAAAATAGTTAAGACTATTGGCTATAAACCATCTGGTAAGCAAACTTCTTTAGCTTCTATTAACGCCACAGCCGATGCTAGCTTAACGACCGGCAATTACACTATTAAAAAATATTCATACTTTCTCGTAGACAATGTACAATTTACTACTAATAAAGATTATAGCTTTACTATATCAGAAGCTAAAAAGCAAAGTTTAGAGGTATTAAACGAGAACGTTATTTTATATCAAGGTACAGTAGGTGAGTATCCAGATTACACCTCTCAAGGAAGTGAGTTTGAGACTTTAACTATAGTTGTAGATAATGTATTAGATAATAATGATGGTAGATTTATAGCCGATAATACCATCAGCGTGTATGTTAAGGAAGTTGAATCTGGGTTGTATTACGAATATAAAGAAGTTGATAGTCTTTATATTGCAGATAAAAATGAAAGGGTTTTTGAAAAGAGACTTAATGAAAATGGTCACTTTGTTGTTAAGTTTGGTGATGGTGTCTCAGGTAAAAGGTTATCACAAGGTAGTATTGTATCGGTAAATTATATTTTATCTGACAATCAACGAGGTATTATAAGTAAAAACGCAATAAACGGTGATAAATTATTTGTATACGATAGTTCACGGCAAAGAAAGATTTTTAATGATACTTACACCAATAAAGATTCTACTACTTTTGTAACTACAGCTAATAGTTCGCTGCTTACGTTTAATAATCCTAATAATTCCTCCCCTGTAGTTGAGGAAGAGACAGTCGAACAAATAAGAAAAAATGCTCCTAGTGTGTTTAACTCTCAACTAAGACTAGTCTCTACTCAAGACTATGAATCCTTTATGAATAAAAGTTTCAATAACATAATTATTGATGCAAGAGTGGTAAATAACCAGTCGTTTATAAATGAATATATTCAATACTTTTACAATATATGCGTAGATCCGGATAAGTCAAATAGAGTTCTAATAAATCAAATTAATTTTGCAGATAGTTGTGATTTTAATAATGTTAACATATTTACAGTTCCAAGATTTACGTTAGCTAATGATGGTGATTATCCTGAATTTTTAAGTAACTCTCTTAAAAATCTTATTATTGATAATGCTAATGAAAAGAAGAGTCTCTCACAGGAAGTAGTTCCAAGAGATCCAATATATATGGCATTCGATTTAGGTATTTCTAATCAAAATGACTTAGTTCCAGAAATTAGCCAAGAAACAACTCTAGTAATTGTAAGAGAAGCTAGAAATAAGATAAACAAGGAGAGGCTTAAGTCTCTGGTAAGTGGTGCTATATTAAATTTCTTTAATCCAGTAACAAATACTCTAGGCCAAGAGTTGTCATTAAGTAGTTTAACATCAACTCTTTTAAGTATAGAAGGTATAAAAAGAATAGAGACAAGAAATAATAATGAAAGTATTTCCTTTAAAGGTGTTTCTTTAATTTCTTATAATCCACTTTACCCTTCAGCTGATATAGAGTTGGTAAATCAAAACATAACTCTACCTTACTTTAAGTTCCCATATCTTATCAATCCTAATTCTTTATCCAGTAAAATAGTAATAATTGATGAGTAATATAAATACAATTTATGCACTATTTGATGTACATGATTATAAAAATGAAAGTGTTCTTTCTTCTTATAATTTAGATATCACACCCTTAACTTTTAAAGCAGACTTACCTTCAACAGACTTTTATTCAGATGTAAATAAATTTGAAGCGTTATTCGACTTTGGAGACGGTACTGTAGGTACAGGGTTAACAGCATCACACACTTACACTCTACCCGGTGAGTATAAAGTAAGAATGGTAATTAATGATTGCGAGAATAATGCTTTATTAGCTTCCTATTCAGCTGACATAAATATCTACGATTATATAGAAAATACATTTTCTGTAGATATAGAAGATAATATTCTACCACTTTCAGCAGGTGAATTTTCAAAACCAATTACTATAACTAATAAAGCTCCGTTTTATCAAGAAAGTAATAATATATTCTACTCTGTATCCGGATTAACTATACCTAACTATTTTGACCTCACGCCATATAAGTTTAATCACCTTGAAAAATACTACGCCTTTTACGAGAAGTCTTATATTGAAAATTTATCAGCAAGTGAATATAATGAAATACCCTTTATAAGCGTTAGTGGTTCAAATATATATGTAAAGCTATCTGGCAACAAGCTAGTGAATGCTAAAAGTACAGATGTTGATAGTGTATTTGTTGGGACATCTGGTCGCGAATCATATTATTTTTCTTCAGATCAAATTGCAAGTGGAATAACAATTAACCTTTTTAAAGATAGGAATACAATTTTTAGTAGAGATAATAGCTTAGATTATTCGCTTAATAATTATAACAATAATTTATCTATATCTTTAACAGCTAACGTTGGCACTACTTCACTTTCTTCAAATTTACAGTTTTTAACCATTAATGATAATGGATTAACTGAGGAGGGAGAAGACGAAGCTCAAATTTTTAATCTTAGCCCGGTGCAGTTTAAAAAGGCTCCTATACCATTCGTTGTAAAACCTACAAGCGTATCTAATTATACTGTAAAAGATTTAACTTTAAATGGTAGTATTTCAGGTAAATTATATGATAGCAATAACCAAGAAGTAGATACATCTTACTATAGTATATCTAGTCTAAATAGCTCTATTTCCGGTATTAATACAGACTTTTGGTTTTATGGTTATTTAGCATATGATGATGGGCTTCCTAGTGTCGATTCTTTTACATTCGTAGTTAGTGCAGAGTTTACAAACGCATCTGAGACTTTTATGCTGGTCGGTGAAAGTATTAGTTTTAATATATACCCTAAGGATTATTACTATTTTGCAAAATCAAATGAAGATATTGATTATACAGAGGTATTTAAAAGCTTAAGATTTCAGGAAATTTTATTAGATAAAAATATACTGTTTGATGATTTTATAGGTTCTATTTTTGGTAATTTAAGTTCTGATAATTCATCTCTCGGTAAAACGATAAATGAAAAAATCTTTAACTTTGTTAATAATAACACAAATATTGACACATGTAATTTAAACAGCCTTATTAGTATAAGCGATCAACTAAATGAAGAGGCAAACGTGTATGATAACTCACTCTTTAACTTTCCACCGGCAATAGTAAGGTTAATGAATATGTTTTCTACTGATTATAATCAATTTAAAGGAACTTCAAATAAATTTAAGGAGAACTTTAACGATAAAGGAATAACTACAAGAGAAACATATGGAAAAAATCTAGGCTCGGAAATTGAAACATATTCTTATACAGTGACTGCTGGTACCGATATAGTAGCTTTAGAAAAGTTTAGTAATAACTACTCTCTTCTAAATACCTACCAACCAATTTGTGCAGTAGATGCATTGCAATATAAGTTGAGTGAATTTAACACCGACTGGGGATGGCCATTAGTACTGCCTGATAATTTTATTTCGACTGATTTATCTAAGTTTTATACCTTTTACGACTACACTTCTGGGTTTGAAGGAACTGTATATGATGGAATCTTAAATTATGAAGATATTTTAAATACGTTTGACGTAACTACATCGTTAAGTAGTTTTAAGGGTGATAATAATATAGAAGATATAGCAATCCGTAATGCATTGTTCAGTAGCTTATCTATAATCTAAAATAAATAATATTAATGGAAAATGTAATAAAAGGTTATCCTGAAGTCCCACAGTCTATTACTAATAGTAATGTAGTAGGTACTAATGCTTTAGATCGAAACCAAGCTTTTTCCCTGATCGAATTTATAAAAGTAGTAAAGGTAAGCTACGAACCGAGTACAGTACAGGAGTATTATACTTCTTATCTAAATAACTGGAACAGTAAAATCACCAACAAGACAACCTCTAATAATAGTCTAATAATAGATAGATATAGAGACTTCTTGAAGGAAATTACTATTAATTTTAGTAATAAGACTGAAAAGAAATTTCTACAACATCTCGATTTTAGTGATAATAATGATATATCTATAGCAGTTTCATTTTTTAGTAAAAAATTAAGAGAAGTTGTAGAGTATTATAGGGTAGAACGCGTTAATTTATTTAACGCTTCAAATAAAGTTAAGACTAAAACGAGCAACTTTAACGTAGTAAAAAGTGCTTACAATTCTGTCCTTAACTTTCTTGATAATCGGGAGGACGGGTTAATAGATTATAACTTTAGTGAAATAAAGCGTAGTATACGCGTCTCATTGACTGAGTACTTTGATGTTTATACGTCATATTTCAATCAAGAACCGGTTGAGACAGAATACGGTAAGCATTTTTTAAGCTATAGCCCAGATGATTTACCTACTGATAATATCTTTCTTTCTAGTACCACCGAGTTAGTATCAGAGGTATTTGAAGGTTATAGTGAAGTTTTAAAGTTATATTTAGAAGCAGATAGTATTTTTGATAACAAGAAATCTCTTACTGAAAAATATATTGGTACAGATTTTTATTATATTTCTTCAAATGCCGTAGGGGAATATGTTTATGATATTCTTTTAAAAGCTGAGAACCCGTATAGTGATTTTTTAAATCAACAATATCCAACCACTGCTAGTGTTTTTGCAAATAAAATAAGTACAAAGCAAGAAGTTGGATTCTTCAAACCAACTAACACCGGTATTAATGTCATACAAGCACCGGCTATTGACTTTGAATTAAATAAGCAATACGAGCCTGATAGTCTTTTTATATTTCCCGACCCTAAAGTATTTACTAATAATGAGAATATATTAGTTTTTAATATAGAACCTAGTGTATTCTTTAAAAATATTTCTAGCGGTGTAGCTAAATTACAACCTAATACAAATAAGGAGGATACATCTTATCTAGGGTACAGTTCTCAATTTGACACCAGAGCAGAAAGTACTGATTTAGCGTTTCTTTTTGATAAAGGTTATATAGATGATAGTAAAAAAGATCTATTTGGCAATATTTTCGGTTTAGTAAAAGATAATAACCATTTTAGAGATAATTTAACTGTTATAAATCCTCCAACTGTAAAAAATCTTATATTAAATGGATATCAGTTTTATGATAGTTTATATAATGAAGGGTTCAACTTTAACTATAATACTGTAGATTTAACTACCTTCAATGAAACAAAAAGATCGGGTCTATCTTCATTTACCAACGGGTTAACTGCACGTGAAACTTCACCATTTTTTCCATCTTCTGCATATAATATATTCTTTAGATATTTCTGCCCTTACGAGGAACTCATCGAACCTATAACTACAAATGTTGATTTCTTAAACAAGACTACTGATACAGCAGGAGTTATAGACGGTGCATATTTTTTAAAGACTGATTTCGATTTTTTACCAGATCCTATTTCTTCTGACTTAAGTGCATTTTCTAATACAACTCAACAATTCTACTATTCTAATTTAATAGAAGGAGGTATTGCTAGTTTAAGTGGCGCTTCTATACAACGTGCTTTATTAGATGATACTACTGCAGTTACTGAAAGTTTGACCGGTGATTTTTCTTTAAGTCTTCAACTTACCGCTTTAAATGCTTTGTATAGTAACTACGAAGGTGGTAGATTTACAGACAAGTTAACTTTTGATTATAGCTTAGCCCCTGAAAGCTATTTTTACGATGATACGCTTTTAGAGACTACTACTGTAGTTAGCAATACGTCTGCTACTTTTGATCAATTTAACTCTAAAAACCTGCAGGGTAAAATTTACGTCAAAAATGCATCAACTAACACTGGTGGAGAGATTTTTGATTTACTACCATACCTTTCATCGAAATATAGTACAACTATAGTCAGCGACCTTTCAAGTAACGTTTTAAATTTCGACTTAATGTATGATACACTATTCATACAGACAAGTAGTTTCTTTGTAATTGAACAATTACAATTTGAAGATAATAAATTTAATGACTCGTTTGCTGATAATATATCACTTACTCTGAATACTAATAATTTTGATAAAATAAGTAATAGATTTAAAAAGGATCTCAATGTATATTACTACAAGCTTAAAGTAGAACAGGATTCTACACAAACTAAAACCCTATCTGTCTATCCAGAAATATACGAGTATAGTTATACAGCAAACACTAATATAAAGATATTCCCAAGAAATAATTCAGAGCTTAGTAATAATATAAATAGATTTATTTTATCAGGCTACGATGTATTATACGATAAGGTTGATACACCTATTATTACATATAGAGGTGATTTAGATTTATTTAATTTAAGTTATCTTATAAAGGATCAAAATATGTCACCGGTTATAGTTAGTCATAACTTTTTTGTTGATACAAATAGTGACGTAACGTTTGTAAGGGGTGATTATGTAAGAGCTGTACATGATAATAAGACGTTTACATTTGAAAATACAAACACGTTAAATTCCTTTAGCTTTAATTTGAGCTCCGAGCCTTTAACTGTTAGTAATAACTCCCTCATACTATGAATTCATACAATATCTCACTTGCAACAACTTCAACATCGTTAACTTCTAATTACGATACTATTGATTTGTTTGATCAAACAGAAGTAGGGGTAAATTTAAGCAATATTTTTTCTGATGTATTCCCATACTATGTTGTTATAGACTGGGGAGATGGATCTGAAGTTTTTGAGCCTGAAATAAAGACGTTTATAAATTATAGAACGGAAAGTATAATAGATGAAATCGTGAAGGGTGTTTCTCCACCATTCCTTAACACTACTTACAAGCATATTTACGACCCTTCACCTGATAGTCTGGTTAAATCACTTACCTTAAAAGTTGGTATACAATACACAACAGGGGAAATCACCCAATTTATTATTCCTATTGATATTCGCACCGAGGGGTATTACGAAAATATTAGAGATATAAAGCTTGAAGATGTAAAAATAATTAATAATGTAAATCTCGATACTACACTACAGCTAAGAACGGAGATTGATAACTACATTATTGAAACAACAAACAATACTAATGCAGATTCCTTCACTTCCTTTGTCGTTAATGATGTAGGCGAAAATTTGGAAAAGATTGAACGTGATAATGGGAATGTAATAGTAGATAATAAAGATGGTACTGAAGTCATTATTGTTGAGTAATTTGATTCTTTAAAACATAGATAATGGCTTAAATATATAGTAATGAGTTCAACTACTGTAAGTTTAAGTACATATAAATCTAATAGAGTGGGGTTGTGTATGGATTCTCTCAACTTAAAACAGTTTAGTAGAACTTATGCCGGTAATTTCTCTTTCAACTTTATTACAGCGCTATCTGGAACAGTAGACTTTCAGAATAAAAACTACACTGATTTTTATCTAACTAATTCAAATACGCTTGATAAATTTATCGAATTTAAATCAGAAAGATTAAAGCCTAAATCTATCTATTCTTCGTTGCAGTTTTCTAAGTGTACCGGTGGTGGTAATTATCTAAAGTTTGTAAAAAATATTAGACCTAGTTTTTTTAAAGACGATGATAATTTTGTTAACTTACAATTTTATGGGGCTACTGGTTTTAGTAACAACCAAAATGACAGCTCTAATCTGTTTAATATTGAGTTTATAGACGATTTTTATTGCTCAGTATCATATGTAGACAATAATAAAAGATATTATCTAGTAGCGTCTGACGACCCTGAAGAAGAGGGTATTATACCTGTGTTATTTGTAAGGGATAATAAACTTAAAGAAGAAAGTAGAAAGATTGAGTATATTCTAACTAGGGCAGGTAGTGTACAGTATTTAACGTTTATAGTTAAAAAAGGTAGTAAAAAGTATATTTTAAGAAAACAAGATGACGTGTTAGTAGGTAGGGCTATTGATAAGTTTGAAAATATTAACTACTTTTATTTTAACGGTACCTCCGCTAAAATAATTTTTAATCAGAATACGTTAATATCTAACCCTATAAATACATCGTTTATTGAGTATACAGACACGGAATATTTAGCAAATACAAATAAGAGCTCATTTGATATAGAATCTAATTATCTTTTTTATAAAAATAGTAGTGTAGGAAGTGGTAATTTTAACCTAATAAATTTAAAAAACATAGCTGACACCGCAGATAGCTTTACTTCCTCAAATAATTTGCTTAGTTCTAATACCGATCTAGTGTTTAACGATAATATAAGAAATTATACTTCTATATTTAACGATATTAACGCCGAAGAAGACGCATCTTTAGAGTTAAATTTTGTAACTTACAATCTTTCTTATAAAATAACACCCGGCTCAACTTCATTTACAGCACCTTCATCTCTAAATCCTTTTGGTAGACTTAATATTAACGATACAAAATTTGTAGAGTCAGGTGCCTTTGCGTTTCCTTACCCGTATTTTGCTGATAAGGTACATAAAAAGCTAGATAATATACCTGTTACAGAAGGTCAATACTTATGTACTTGGTTATCTGGTATGCCAGGTGAAGCGGGTATATGGGTTGATAGATATTACTACCCAGACTTAGTCTCTAAAGCGACAGCATTAGGTAGTAAACCTATTTACAATATTACATATGATGATGCCATTGAAAATCTTATTGAGAGTAATACTAAATTAAAAACCTCTGTAACTGAAAAATTATTTTTCGATAAATTAAGCGATCTCACTTTTGAGCCTAAAAAGGAATATATATACGAAAGAGTTAAAAATATAAAGAAAGTCGACGAAGAACTGCAATTGAAATATTGCGATTTGAAAAACCAAGAACGAAATGCACCTAACTACTATAAGACTATCAACACTAATGGCGGTTATACCTTAGCGTTTAAGTTTTTTAGTAATGATTTTTCTATAAAATCGCATGTAAATGAAATAGATGCAGGATTTTCTATTGTCAAGACAGGTACAATTTTAGAGTTACAATTTAAGTTTTTTGACAATGCGTCAACTCTGTATAAAACTTTTACAAAAAAAATTACATTATCTGAGTTAACTAACAACGACCTATATATATCTTTTAATAATTCTACAGGTTTAGGTACGGTATATTTAAATACTATAGAAGTATTTACATATAATTTACTTTCTTTTCAATTTGCTAATAAGCAGATATTATATGGCGATATTAGCTTAACGAGTAAGGATTTTAGTGGGGATATTCTCTTATCGAACATATCAAATAACAACGCTATAAGTGATTTATTTTTATCATTACAGCCTGTATCTACACAGGATCTAATTATATCTATATTTACAAGAAGCATAAAAACAATCGATGATATATATATTTCCCTACCTTGTGGTATGAGAAACTATACTGATAATATTGATACACTTAATACATTAGGAGCGAATTTAAAATCAAAATCAAACGTAGTTGATATTAACATCGATAATTTAAATATCACAGATTTAAATATTTTAAATCAGGTAAAGGATAATTTGTTAGCAGGAATACAAAAAAGTTTACCAGCTACAACAGTAATAAACAAAATAAACTTTAAAAATTTTAAATGATAAACTATTTTAAATATACTTCAGGAGACGCATTTACACTTAGTGGTGTAGATTATAATGGGTTTGTTAATATCGTTGATGGTAGGCCATTTACAGGACGTGTTAAGAACTCCTTTTCGGTTGAGTTAAGCGCGAAAAATAATTTTTTATCGAAAAGTATTCTTGAAAGGCGTGAGTTTGATAACTCTCCGACATCTTTTACAACAAATAAATTAACAAGTCCTGAATATTCTCCAAGAAATGTTCTCAGTAATGATTTTTTAAGAAAAAACTTTAATATACTATATCAAAATAATCTTTCTATCTTTAGTTTAAGCCAGGTCTATAATAATTCTTATTTAGATACTTCTTCTTTTAAAGGTGAGTCAAAATTTGGTGGGTTTTTTGGTTTATCATCTACAACTGTAGACGAAAGGGATGACGATAACAACACATTAAAGGATCTGGTAACACCATACCATATAGACCCATTTAAAAGTGCTAGTAAAGAGAGGTTTCCTGATCTTTTTGAATTAGACAATGCTAAAAAAACATATATCGAAACATTTGATGATGGATTTGTATATACTATTACTACTGACACTAAAACAATTGCTTTTAGTGGATGCTTTACTGGTCAAATCGAAAAAATTAGAAATAACAAAGTTCAAAATGATTTAAACGGAGTAAAAAACTTAGTTGTTGATAAAGCAAACGGGTTTATTTATTCCCCATCTTTAGAAGATAATGGTGTTAACTATACTAATATATATGATAGGGATATTTACCGTGCATGTTCTAGATTAAAATTGGTAGATAGAATAAAAACTTCTAATTTTAGAGTTGTTAACAATAATGTAAGCTTTGGTAAAACCTATAAAGTAGTACAGGTAATAAATGATGAAAATAATGTTGTATTAGAGATTTCACCTAACAGAACTAGTGAGATTCTTGCTACTTTACCTATTTCTAATTTAAATAACCCGGAATATGTTAAAGTAGAGTCAAGATTTACGGATGATCTACTACTAATAGTGACTAAACCGGTAAGTAATACCGAAATTTTTAACACCTACTTTATAGATTTACCAGAATTTATAGAAAGCGGTGTAATTCCTGAACCTATAGAAATTAGTAGAGTCAATTTTGAAGAAAAACCTCTATCCCCTATTGGTCTGGATAATATGTTTACTGTTTTTGGTGTAGCTAGTTCATTATATGTTGAAAATACTCTAAATGGTCAACTTTCTCCAGAACCCCGCTACTACTATCCGTTATTTGAAAATAAGTCTGCTGTAAAGGAGTTTAGCTTATCAGAACCACGCGAAATTACTTTTCCAGAAGAAAGTTCCTTCGCGGGTAGGGTTTTTTACTTTGCAGAGGATTATTTGAATGGATCAGAAGAGAGACCGGATGGATTTTTTATCTATCGTGGTAATGATAAATTAATTAAAATGGATATATCTTTTTCTGATTATGATAGTAACTTATTCTTACTAACAGATAACGGTAATGTAACAGAACGAATGATAACTAATCCTTTACCTGTTACTTCTTTTACAGATTTAGAAGATTTATTATTACCACCAGATATTCTCTTTACATCCCCTTACAAATTTAACACAAATTCATGGAAGTTTAATACTAACCTCCTCGAATCAAATAACGTATCCTTGATTAATAACTTTACAGATACGTTAAAAGATAAGACTTATTCTTATTACCATAACATAGGTAGAATTTACTTTTCTTCTGATAAAAGCAATAAAAAGCGAATAAGTTTAGCACCTGCTGATCTACAAAGCTTTTTTAATCCGGATATTTTTAATACGGTTTGTGAAACTAGTTTAGGTGTTAATGTAAACATTTTAATACAAGATATTTTACGCGATACTATTAATATATATAACAATTTTACAAGAATACCCAAAGCAGGTGTAGTAAAAAGTTTCAAAAAGCTCGGATTAAATACCTCCGACGTTACCCCGGAACCGGCAGAGAAGATTAAATTAGGAAGGGTTACTTCACGTGTTGAAAATACTCCGTTTGAGCCTTTAACCGACGAGCAACTAAAACTGATAGATGTTGCGTTTGATATTGGGTCTACGAGTTCCAGAACGGAGTCTTTTTTAACTTATAAAAAAGTTCCTGACCTCACGCCGTTCTTGCCGAAAAGTGGCTCCGTATTTGACATTAGAGAGGATTATATAAATGCTCAAAAAGAATGGGATAAACTTCCAAACCCGATCTATGCAAAGTTACCGGATGGCACCGAAAGGTTGGACGCTGCGGGAACGAAGACGCGTAAAATTATCAGCAATCTAGGACCATTCAAGATGATGTTACGACCTGCTGAAGCTTTTAATTTGAGTTACGCTAGAGATACCCGGGTTAGAGATTCTCATTATGGTGTCGATTTTGCTGATAAGCCTGATGTGATAACAAATATTTCTGTAAATTATCGAAGGTCATTTGGGACGGACAACCTAGATTCTAATGCGTTCTTCCCGAGGGGTCAGATACCCAACGGCTACCGGAAGTTCGTAATACCTACGAGTGGAATCCACGGTTCAGGTATATTCGTCAAACATTTCAATGGCAAATACGTGGGAGGTAATCTGGGCCGGGAATTTCCAGCGATGGGTGTAAAGATAATTGGTCGGCCAAGCCCCGTTGTCTTTCCGGATTTTTATACGGAAGAGGAAAAAGCAGAGTATGCAAATGATCCAGACTCCTATGAATCAGAACGATTGAGGTTTGTGAAATCCTCCAGGGAAGCGCGCCAGTTCTCCGGCCGGAGTGGTGGTGACGGAAACGGTTTGTTTTTCTCACTGTTCGGCTACCCGCCTGGTCCAAAGGATGTAGAGTATACTGGCATTTTTGATAGTGTACATATAAAAGGCGACAATGGAGAAATACGTGGTGATGGTGGTATCAATGATATAAATGGTAATTACTTACCAATTTACGGTGATGGAGAAGCCCCTAAGGGTTATGCCATGGGTGAGACCGGGTTTTTGCCCGGGTTGAACGAAGATGACCCAAACGACAGCGATGGTTTGCAGCTCGTAAAAAGCCGCACGCGTGCTAAAAATGCCGAGATCCGGTCAAGGTACGATGTCAGCGCTTATAAAAAATATCTTGAAATACGTGACCTCAGTAAAAGAGAGCAAATAGAATATTACTATGATCGCATAGGAAGAAAAGGTCCCGAGAATTACTATATTGTTGTAGAGGATCACGTCGGCAATATTAGTGAGACTCAGGTTGATTATGGCACGTACAGTGAATTTCAACAAATGTCTGAAGCAGAAAAAATGGAGAGGTACTATGTCATTCCAGAAGTTTTTGATTGTGAAAATGCAAATGTTAGGTGGAAAGAAGGAGTAGACGAATATAATTTACCAAAGGGAGCTAACCTAAATCAGTTAATTGAGGTTAGCGAAGGTACAATCCTCGACGTTACACCCTCACAGGTCGGTGATGATTACGGTGGTGAGATACAAACGTTCACAGTTAGGGTAAATATACCTGATGGATTCGTAGCTCCAAACCTTGAGAATATTGCATCTATACCCTGCAAAATAAAAGGTACAAATGGTGAAAACTTTTATGGTGTTAAAGTATTTAACGATTATAAGATACCTGCGCCGCTAGAGATAGATACGCGCAATTTCTATTTTCATAGTAATGAGAGTGTAAACTACTTATCTGTTAACAGAGTATTTAGTAAATTATTTGAACTTCAGAAAACTATTTACGATAGCATTCTAAGCAGCTAACATAAATATATTATATGTCGGCGAGTTTAGAAAATCAATTTATCTCAGATAGGTATACATCCCTCTTACATTTAAGTGGTAGCTCAATTACAGCAGATTTAGATTCTGTATTCGACGGGTTAGGCAACGCAGCGCCTATTCAAATAAGTGATAGTAGAGTAGTTATTGGAGCTGGTAGTTCAATTATAGATGTAGATGAAAATGAGAATACAGTTAGTATAAATAATATACTATTACCTACTGTTTCTACCGCTACTACGTTATTCGATGTAATATTTCCGGTTGATTCAATTTATCTTACGGCTACTAACACTAATCCTAGTAATACATTCGTTGGTACAGTATGGGAATTAGTTTCAGAAGGTAGGTATCTAGCAGGTGTCGGTGTTGGTACTGATAAAAATGGTGATCAAGAAACTATTAGAGAGGGCGATCTTGATAATATTGGGGAATACAACCACACACTAACCCAGCCCGAGATGCCGAAACATAAGCATGGATTTTCAGGAGGTGATGATAGGGGAGATACGCAAGGTTTATCGCCATTTTTAATTACACGTGATGATCCTGAACAAAGAATACTTCCCGGTGAACCAGGTAATCAGGATTTTCAATCTGGTGGGTCGTCTGGATCGGATGGAGAGACAGGTATTTTCGCTGCTGGTGGAAGTCAATCACATAATAATACTCCACCGTACTTCGGAGTTTACGTTTGGAAAAGAACACTTTAATAAATTTTAGCAATGCCAGATATTACAATAGTAAAGATAAAAGTGAGACGTGGATCAGATGATCAACGTAAGAAATTAGTATTAGACCAAGGTGAGTTAGGTTATACTATAGACACTAAAAGAGTGTTCGTAGGTGACGGTTCTTTATCCGGTGGTAGGGTTGTAGGTAATAAGAACTTCGGTGTCGTTAATTTAGAATCTAGTCTAGGTAATGTCGCAGGCGCTCAAATAGGAGATATCGGCTACGCTAATTCAAAACTATACACTCTTACAGCAAGTGAGTATGATTCTTCACTTACCGGCTGGGCTTATATAGGACCTGCACCAGATAATGAAAATATTGAATTTACAGCTGCAAATACACTAACTGTCAAGACAAGCTCTTTAGATGCTGATGATATAAAAGAAGCTGCTTTTGGTGATGGTTTAAAAAAGGATGGTAGTGCTATTGCAGTTGCTTATAATGCTAATAGCTTCGCGCTTTCTTCTTCACTACTAACAATAAGAGATAATGCTATTACGGAATATGAAATTTCCCCCACCACCGTCTTGAGTGGATTAGCTGGAGGTGGAGGTATTCCAATTAGTATCAATATTGGAGACGGTTTAGAGTTAGATGATGATAACAATCTACAAACTGCGGCCGCAAAAGCTAATTCAGTAACTTTTGAGTCATTTGATGCACAAGCGTTTGGTGATGGGTTATTATATAATAACACTACTAATCAAATTGAAAGTATTTTATCTGGTATTAACACAGAAAATTTTAACTTACACAAAAAACAACTTTCTCTCGTAAATCAAGCTGTATCTGGAGATTACGAAATGGCACGAATCTCATTAAATGATTATGGTATAATAGATGGTGTACCCGAATCTGCCTTCTATGATTGCTTAACAGCGACATCGTTAACAGGAGCTGATTTTGTACCTGTAGGTGCTATATTACCACATGCAGCTGCTATAGGTACAGTACCTGACGGTTATCTACTTTGTAATGGGCATTATTTATCACGTGATCCTGCTCCTGTTGGGTACAAGGAGCTTTTTGACGTTATAGGTACTAATTATGGTAGTAATAGTAATACCAACTTTAGATTACCTAATTTAACAGGCGGTAATGTGTTACAATTTGGTACCGGTGAAGCTCCTAATTCTCAATTCTGGTATTTAACAGGCAGTCAGACAGATTCAAGTGGTGCCAATTTATCAGCACTTGCTACGAACTATATAATTAAATACACATCTTCACAAACAGGCATATTTACAGGAGCACCTAACCAAGTATCACAAGGTATTATGCATAATGGTACAACCTACTCTACTACTGATTCAGACGGCATTACACAGATTCTCAGTTCAGCAGGATTTTTAACACTAGCTTTGAGTGGGACTACGCGAAATAATGACGAGACTTTTGATAGATATGCAATTCCAATCTTTAACTACTAACATATACCATGGCTTCAATTGAAATATTAGAAAACACACTCTTAAAACTACTAGTACGTAGAGGTACTAACGAAGATAGAAAAAATATAACTTTAGATGAAGGTGAATTGGGATATGCTTCCGACACTACACGATTGTTTATAGGTGATGGTACTACTGTTGGAGGTAATTTAATTGGTAATAGATTTTTAGGTAGTACAGAGGATCTCACTAATTTACCTGGTGAAATAAATGATTTAGCTTTCGACAGTGATAATAGAACATTACAACGCATTAAGCAAAATAACGGTTCTGATATTTCAGATTGGGAAACAGTATCAAATTTATTGAGCTCGGGTAATGAGTCTATTGTAATTGATGATGCTCAACGCGCGACGGTAGGTACTCTCTCTGCTAATAACTTTTCAGCTGATGCGCTAGGAAATAGTATTGAACTTGACACAGGCAATAGAATATCTTTAAAACGTATTATTAATATTGATGAGATTACACAGCGTACTGTTGATGCTACTAGCTACTTAACTTTACCTTCTAAGCTTGACATTAATGCAATTGATTATGATTTCCCTTCTATAGCTCCATCAACAAATAATAGTTTTCTTCTATCTGATATAAATAATCAATTAACGTGGGGATTACCTCCAGTTGTAACAAGCGTTGTACCAACAACTACAGCAAATCAAATACCTGCAGGTACGATAGTACCTTTTATAACAGGAGCTGAGTATATCCCATACGGTTGGTTAAAGTGTGATGGCTCTCTCGTCGCCGGCGCAGATTATCCGGAATTGTCAGCTGTAATGGGTAATAGGTATGGTGGTGATACAGTTAACTTTAACTTACCGGATTTAACTAATAGTGCTCTTTACGGTACAAACGTAAACGATCCATTTTTATCTACAAAATATAGTATAGCTTCAGGTCATAGTACTGATACTAACGAGCTTTCTGCGTTCGGGACAACATTTATTATTAAAGCCATTGAGGCCTATGTACAAGCACCCACTCTAACCGTCAACACACCATTATCCGCTTCATTAAACGGGTACGATATTACCAACAAAGCCACAGAATTTCTAGATGGTACACTTGAGGTAGGATTATCTAGTTATAAGGAAGATAACTGCATATATAAAACAGTTTACCTTGACGATCCTTATACACTACTTGAAGGAAGGGAGAACTTCCCAGATGGAATGAAGGCATGGAGAACATTTAATTTAGACGCGCTAGCGCCGCCGTCTGTGGGTATAAAGGCGATTTTTGGACTAGCAAGGATGGGTGATCGACAGACCAAAAGCTCCACTGCGTTGTACAGTACCTATGATAATTCTTTACCACCAAACGGAACTTCTAGAAAATTTATGATAGCTGAACACCAGGCACCTTCAAAAAAACATGATATGCATGCTGCGGGATTTTCAGCAAGAGTTGATAAAGCTAATAATAATATTTACTTGGCTAAGGAGAACTACATAGGCGGCGACGCGTATATAGAAATTCATGGATATAGCGTTTAAGTGCTGTAAATAACTATATGGAAGAGTTAATAGTTGAAGGACTTGATTACGAAGACTTTGTTAATTTAAAAAGTTATCTACATAAATTGTCGTTTAATGTAGATGAATTAGAAGAATTAGTGAAGGTAAAAGACATTATAGGTAAGCTCGATCAGATAATTGACGCGTTTAATTAGTTCTACCGTATAAATATGTATAATGGCCTTCCCATCCGACATTCTTCTACCATCTGATGCAAGATATTATCAGTTTGTAGAGACAGATTTAAGTTATAACTCAAATTATGACATAGTATGGTCGTTACAGTTTAAATTACCTGGTGATAATGTATATAATAGTAACTATGAGTATGCGTTTGGTACTTTTTTAACTTCTTTAACAGGAGAACTATCAGCTCTACCCGGTCAATATGTAGGTGATACTGACCCTCTATTAGTAGCAGGACAAGAATCATTAATCACAGAACAATCCCCTACATCCTCGATAACTACTCAGGGAGGTATAAATTTAGTTATAGATTCTACAACTTTAAGCGGTCAACTCATTAAAGTGGTGTTCGATAGTACAGGCATGTATGGACTATCAGGTAGAGACGGTAGAGATGGTGTTGGAGAGCATCAAATAAAGAAAAATAGCTTATGTATACGTGATTTTTCTCACGATTTAGTGTTTTACGAACATTTATCAGCTTTTTCACCTACTTTTTCGCTAACTTCTGATGAATTTCAAACATTAAGGGTTAGATATGCTAATTTAGGTACTAAAATCTCCATAGATAAGAAGATAAGTAACAAATATCAAACTCTAACCACTGTGGAGTTGCCATTTAGACTTAAAGAATTCAATAATCTTGACAATATTTACGTTGGTTATTCGTTTAGCACGCCAATCTCTACACAAAATACAGCATTATCTGTAGGAAACTTCTTCGTTAAAAATGCTCACATAGAAGGATTGGAAACTACTGAAGTATTAACGCAGACGGTTACTTCAGCTCCGTTAAAGTTTAATCCAAATAAATCTTTTACAACGGTATCTAGTATTAACGCTATACCAGAGTAGATTTAAAAATAAGACGATGTAAATAGTCTCGTGAGTAAGCTGACTATCGGACTGGCTGTGTATGATGATTATGATGGAGCTTTTTTTACCCTTCAGTCACTAAGAATGTACCATTCCGAGGTAATGGATAGGGTTGAATTTGTTGTTATAAATAACAATCCTACAAGTGAGCACGGGAAAGCTCTTAAAAATATGGTTGATATAATAACTGAACCAAAAACCTATATAGAGTTTACAAAGTATAGTAGCCCTTTTATAAAAGGTAAAATTTTTGATATAGCAGACACGGAATACGTATTAGTTATGGATAGTCATGTTTTGCTAGCACCAGGTTCCCTTAAAAAGTTACTCGATTACTACGACAAAGGTCTAGATAACGGTAATTTGTTGCAAGGTCCACTACTATACGACGATTTATGTAATGTATCTACCCATTTTGACTTTTCTTCTAAGAAGTGGAGCGGTTATATGTGGGGCGCGTGGGCTACAGATGATAGAGGTAAAAAATCATCTAGTAAACCATTCACTATACCTGGCAACGGTATGGGGTTATTTAGCTGTAGAAAAGATGCTTGGTTAGGCTTCAATAAAAGTATGAGAGGGTTTGGTGGTGAAGAAGGTTATATACACGAAAAGTATAAACTTGAAGGTAAAGAAACTATATGCTTACCATTTCTAAGATGGAATCACCGTTTTGCTAAACCTAGTGGTACTCCTTATAAGCTTGATGTAAAACAAAGGTTTAGAAATTATATGATTGCTTTTAAAGAGGTAGGGAAGGATACACAAGAAGTAATTGATAACTTTACACCAGTTGTTCCTGCAGATTATATAAATGAAGTAAAGCAGGAGTTAGATATTACCTAGCTTAGCCTCAACCTTTAAGTCTTGATATAGAGAAGGGAATCTCTCTTCAACGTATTTATGAAATGCGAGAGGTTTCACCCAATCGTTATTATTCATATTAACGCCCTTCTCTTCTAGTTTATCTGCTACTTTACCTACACCTTCGATAAGACAAGCCCATCTTACAAATTCATCGAACTGCATTACTTTAGTCGTTCCATTTTTGAGATTAAAAGTAAATGTCTTTTCGTATTTTTCGTTAGTATTCATATTATTATTATATGATAGTTCCTATTATCATTCTAATACTATCACACCAGTGAATACTTTCTCCGCGAGTTCGTTACCTC